TCGAAAAGACCCGGCCGAGCTGCTGATGCGCGAGGCCCTCAAACTCGCCAAGTCGGCAAACGAGTCCAGGCCTATCGTCGCCCAAGGGGGCGGGGGCGGTGTTGAGACGCGTTGGCGCGGGGCTTCCCGCGTACTGCGCAGCATGGCCAGCTGGATTCCCGGTCTCGGCAGTCCGCGTCGGGATCTCGACCAAAACGAGCGTCGAATGCTGGTTGCTCGCTCGCGAGATGCCATGCGCAATCACCTGATAGCCCGTGCGGCGATCACCCGCTTGCGCACCAATGTTGTAGGCACCGGGCTGGTTTGTCGGTCACAGATCGATCATGACGCATTAGGTATCGACGAGGCGCAGGCTGAGAAAATCAACAATCAGCTTGATCGCTTGTGGTCGCTGTACGCCGACGATCCACGTGAATGCGACGCCGAAGCGACGCTCAACCACTACCAGTTACAAGCACTGGTATTGATCTCGTCCATGGTGGGTGGTGATGTGCTGATTGCCAGTCCTGACGATGAGCGCCCCGGTTGCATCTTCAGCACGCGCTTGCAATTGATCGAATCGGACCGGGTCTGCAATCCAGCAGGGCAACTTGACGGCGCAAACCTCGTGGACGGCGTCGAGTTTGACCGGTTGGGGGCGCCTCTGGCGTATCACGTCTGCACCGGATACCCCAACGAATACACCGCCGGCCAAGCGCTGAAATGGGAGCGTCTGCCAGCCTTCGGCGAGGCCACGGGCAGGCGCCGCGTCATGCACGTTATGGCCGACAAGGAGCGTCCGGGACAGAAGCGTGGGGCGCCTTACCTGGCTCCGGTGCTGGAACCGCTGCAGAAGCTGGAGCGCTACAGCAGCGCCGAGCTGATGGCGGCGGTCATCTCCGCAATGTTCACGGTGTTCATCAAAAAGACCAACGACTTTCAAGTCGGGAATCTCCCGCTGACCGCATTAGCCAACGAAGGCGACGGTCCCGCAGGCGACACAACGGCTGACGGCGAACTGGCTCTGGGCGAGGGGGCGATTGTTGACCTGGGCCAAGGTGAGGAACCGGTAATCGCCAATCCTGCGCGGCCTAATGCGCAATTCGATCCGTTCTTTACGGCCGTGGTCAAGGAAATCGGCGCTGCTTTAGAGCAACCGATGGAAGAGCTGTTGCTCCACTACAGCAGCAGCTATAGCGCAGCCCGTGCGGCGATGTTGCAGGCGTGGCGTTTTTACAGCCTGCGCCGCTGGTGGTTGATCTGTGACTTTTGCCAGCCCAGCCGGGAATTGCTGATCGATGAGGCGGTGGCCCGTGGATTGATCAGCCTGCCGGGTTATGCGGACCCGGCAAAACGCAAAGCCTACTGCCAGGCGATCTGGATCGGCCCGGCACGTGGCGCCATTGATGAGCTGAAGGAAGCCAACGCTGCCGGTAAGCGCATCGAGATTGGTGTCAGCAACGAAACACTGGAAACCGCCGCAATGACCGGCGAGCCGTGGCAGCAGGTCTATCGGCAGCGCGTGCGCGAAGTCACCCAGCGGCGCAACGATGGCCTGCACGTTTTACCCAAAGGGCGGGAGCAGGAATCACCGCCGTCCGCCAACCCCAACGAGGAATAACCATGCCCCGCGCATTCGAGCTGGCTGCATCGCAGCCGTGGCTGATGCTGCCCGGCGCCCTGGATAACTTGCTGACCATTGCAGACCGCATGGGCGATCCGGCGGCGCTGGAAACACGCACTGGCATGCGGCTGGATAACAGCCGTACTGTCAGCGAACGCAATGGTGTGGCGATCATCCCGGTAGTCGGTCCGGTGTTTCGCTATGCCAACCTTTTCACCGAGATCAGCGGTGCGACCAGCACTCAGGTGCTGGCCACCGACCTGCAGACCGCGCTCGATGATCCCAAGATCAGCGCGATCATCCTGAACATCGATAGCCCAGGCGGCGTTGCCGCCGGCATCAACGAACTGGCTGACCAGATCCATGCGGCCCGTGACCGTAAACGCATCGTTGCCTACATCGGCGGCACTGGTGCAAGCGCGGCCTATTGGATTGCGTCAGCTGCCAGCGAAATCGTCATCGACGAAACGGCGCTCGCCGGGAGTATCGGTGTGGTCGTTGAAGCCGTAGTCGGTGGCGAGGAAGCCAACGGCCGTAAGCGCTACCAGATCGTCAGCCGCAATGCCCCGAACAAGCGCGTGGATCTCTCTACAGAGGAGGGGCGGGCCAAGGTCGGCGAAACAGTCGATGCCATGGGCGATGTGTTCGTCGCCAAGGTGGCCCGCAACCTGGGCGTGGAGCCGGAGCGTGTCCCAGAGATGGGCGACTTCGGAGGCCTGCGCGTGGGTGCTGCGGCTGTCGAGTCCGGCTTGGCCCACCGTCTGGGGTCGCTTGAAACATTGATTACCGAACTGGCCAAACCGGCCGCCACTCAACCGAGGAAATACAACATGACCACCGTCAGCAGCACGGCGGAGTTGCGTGAGGCGCTGGCCGCCGGCACGGATCCGCAAACCATCGAAATCGCTCAGGCCAATCAGCCGGATCTCGAAAGCATTCGCACCCAAAGTCGCGAGGAAGGCGCTACTGCAGAGCGGCAACGCATTACCGGCATCAATGCAATGGCCAGCAAGGGTTTCGAAACTGAAATCTCCGCTGCCATTGAAGCAGGCACCACGGTTGAAGCCACAGCGCTACAGCTGTTCAAGGCAGCGCAGGATCGCGGCATTTCTCTGAGCGCCATCAAGGCCGACGCCACTGGTGCATCGACGTCAACTCCGACGGGCGATGCCGCTCAGGGTGAGCGCAAGGCCTTCGTAAACGCCATTGTCGAGGGCGCCTCGCGCCGCTGATTGGAGAACTTCATGAGTAAACCAGAACGCCAAACCTATGTCCCGGACCAGCTGTCCGCCGGTGCCTTTCCGGTGATGATCGACACCGCCGTGATCGCTTCCGGCCAGAAGCTCAGTCGAGGCGCCGTCCTTGGGCAAGTAACGGCCAGTGGCGAATATGTGCTGTGCATGGCCGCAGCAACCGATGGCTCCGAAGCTCCTGCGGCTGTACTGGATCAGTCCACTGATACGACCTCAGGCGCGCAGGTAGCGCCCATCCGCCTGACCGGTGAAGTGCTGGCCAGTCAACTCACTCTCGGCGAGGGCTTTACTTTGGCGCAGGCAAAAGCTGCGCTGCGTTCCCTGTGCCTGTTCGTTCGTTAATTCGGAGTCTTTGATGGATATTTTTGATACCCGCACCATGCTTGAAGCGGTCGAGCAGATGCCAACCGCGCGGCGCTTTTTGCTGAACACTTTTTTCAACGGTGGCAGCCCTGTCACGTTCCCGACCAAAACCGTGGACATCGACATCATCAAGGGCAAACGCAAAATGGCGCCCTTTGTTAATCCTCGCCTGCCGGGCAGTGTGTCGTTGCGTGAAGGCTATACCACCAGCACCTACAGCCCGCCGTACATTCAACCCAAGCGCGAGACCACCGCCGAGCTGGTGCTCAAGCGTTCGGCCGGCGACAACCCGTTTTCCTCGCGTACTCCGCTGGAGCGTGCCGGCCAATTGCTCGGAAAGGACCTGCGCGATCTGGACGACGAAATCATCCGCCGGGAAGAATGGATGTGCGCCCAGGCACTCACCACGGGGAAGGTTCGCGTCGTGGGGGAAGGGGTGGATGACACCATTGACTTCCTGATGGCTCCGGATCACAAGATCAGCCTGGGCAGCGGTCAGTGGGGCACCGAAAATGGCGACCCCATTGCCAATCTTCGTAGCTGGAAGCGCAAGATCGCCAAGGATTCTGGCCGCACGGCAAACACCGTAGCCATGAGCGGCGAAGCGCTGGATGCATTTCAATCCAGCTCAATGGTGATGAAACAACTCAACACTCGCCGCGTTGACATGGGCTTGATCAAGCCAGAGGAGCTGCCAGACGGCGTGACTTACCTGGGCTATCTGAATGATCCCGGCGTTGACCTTTACGGTTACGACGAGTGGTATCTGGACGACGAGGATGACGAACAGCCAATGATTCCGGCAGGTGGCTTGATTCTCGGCTCGACGTCCACGCGCAACGCCATGCTCTACGGGGCGATTCAAGATCTGGAAGCCGTGGAAAGCGGCTTGGTCGAAGCGGCGCGCTTCCCGAAGAGCTGGGTGACCCAAGAGCCGAGCGCTCGTTGGCTGAAGCTGCAGAGTGCGGCATTGGCTGGCCTGCTCGAACCGGATGCCTTCATTTACGCCAAGGTGGTGTGACATGGCCAAGAAAGCCGAATTTCTGGTGATCGACGGTTGCGTGCAGGATGGCCGCGTCGTTGTTGTGAAGGGCGAGCCTTACAGTCCGCCAAGTAAAGGGATTGAGGAAGCTTTACTCGCCGAAGGGCGTATCGCTCCGCTCAAGGCCCCCCGAGCCCAAGAACTGCTGCGCCAGAAATCGGGCGTTGCCAATGAGGACGACGACAGCGGCGGTGAGTGATGGGTTTTCGCGAATTGAGCGACGACATGGACGCCCTGGTGTTGGATGGCTTGGGCGACATGGCAACGGTCGGCGGTCGAGAGATCGCCGGTTTCTTTTCCGCGCCATGGCTGCAGCCGCGCATGGGGCGGATAAATACCGCCTTGCGCGAGCCGCAGTTTGAGATCCGTGCCATCGATGCGGATGGCATCGAATCGGGGCAACTGGTTTCCATTGATCTATCGGTGCAAGACGGCGGTGGCCAATATGACCTTGTCCAACTTGAGCCAGATGGTACCGGTTGGGTGACTTTGATCCTGAGGATGCGGGCATGAGTATTGGCAGTTACTACAGTTCCTCGGCCAGTGGCGGGATGCTGATTATTCAGTCTTCGGCTGCAGATCTACAAGCTTTCGAGGACTTCGCCAAGTTGGTGCCAAAAGCGGCCGCTGTCGCTCAACGTCGTGCGATCAACAAAACATTAGGTTGGTTGCGCACTCACATCGCACGGGCAGTTGGCCGGGAGGAGCGCATTGCTGTCGCTGCAGTGCGTCAGCGCTTGCGCAGCTATCCGGTCGCAGGCAGGGCAGCAAGCGGCAAGTTGTGGTTCGGTCTGAATGCCATTGAATCCAGCCGGATCGGTCGGGCGCGGCAAAACGGAAAAGGAGTGTCCGTGGCCGGACGGCGGTATCAAGGCGCTTTCCTCAAACAGGTTTATGGGAATAAGGCCGATATCTGGATCCGTACCGCGAGTAAGCATTTCAATTCAGGCGACTATCCCGATACGACGGTGTCATCCAGTCATGGTGCCAGCTCGGGTTGGATCGCAGAAAACGACAGCCGCTTTCCGCTGGCCAAGGCCAAAGTGTCGCTTGAGCATGCCCGTCCGCATTTCGACGAGTGGGTTAAACGCGCCCATGCGCGCTTGCTGCAGATCCTGCAGCAAGAACTCAATTTCGAGTTCCAGAAGTACCTGAAGGGGGCGTGAAATGTCTGAAGATCCCTTTACGCTTGATGAGCTTTATCGGGCGATCGAACTGCATCTGGTAAATCATCTGCCAGGCGTCAAAGCTGTTACGGCATGGCCCGACGTGAAGGATCGCATCGCGCTGCCTGCGGTGTTCCTTGAAATGGTGGAAATGGAGCCCGGTACCGACATCGGCACCGGCGAGACGACGCTCGTCTGCAGGTTTGAGGCTCGGATCATCGTTGACCCGATTCGTCCTCGACATTGCCAGCAGGCCGCGCAGTTGGCTGCTCAACTGGCGGTGCTGCTGCGCATGCAGACCTGGGGTGTAGCCGTCCATCCCGCCGAATTTGTGCAGGCCATGCAGGACTGGACCAAGCCAGAACTGGATGGCTACACGGTCTGGGTGGTTGAGTGGACCCATACACTTTATCTAGGGACTGAAGACTGGCCTTGGCCAGACGAGCCGCCGGGTTCGCTGATGTTCGGTTTCAACGACGACAAGGAGTCGGAGTTTTTCCCGCCGGAGAGCCTGCCGTGAGTTACCCAAGCGGTGAGCACGACCGCATGATTGCGGCCATGCTGATGCCTTGCGCGGTGGTGGGGGTTGATATGGCGGCCGGTGCGGTTCGGGTATCGAATGGCGAGTGGACAAGCGCTTGGGTGCGCTGGCACAGCCTCGCGGCCGGAAAGGCGCGGCACTGGCGATCGCCGAGCCTGGGCGAGCAGGGAGTTTTGTTCAACCCCAGCGGGCAGGCCGGCATCGGGACATTTATCCCGGGCCTGTACGGCAATGCCGGCGCCCAGCCGGATAATCGCGATCACGTCGAGGTCTGGCGGTTTGATGATGAGGGTTCGCTGGTCTACGACTGGGAGGCAAGCAGCTACACGATCACCGTGCCCAGCGGGACCGTGACAATCAAGGTAGGCGGTACAGAACTGGTCGTTACGGATAACGCGGTGACGGTGAAGTCTGGCACGGTCGACATTGAGGCCACTGTGAACATCAAAGGACTGGTCAACATCGACGGGCCGTTACACGTAACGGGCAACATCGCCGGCGACGCGAACATCATGGCCGCCGGCAATAGCGACAATCACCACAAGCATTGATCAATCAACTATGCAGCCCGCCAAGTGCGGGCTTTTTTGTGTCTGGAGGAAACCCATGGCCAAGGCCACTGCAACGCCCGGCGCTGATGCGTCGACGTCGACGGATCTGCGTTTGACCTTTCGCGATACGGTCTTTACCTCGCGCACCCTGTGCATCCCTGGTACCAATCGCACGCTCGCCGTAGTCAAGGCCTCGGTCGACGTCTCAGCGTCCGATGAACAGGCTGTGACGTTCCTGAAATCCCATCCCGAACTTGAAGCCCAGGAGTAACGCAGATGATCGGAATGGATCGCCACACCGGCCAGCCCATTACCGGCATCGACAGCGTTATTCAGTCCATCGGCGACATTCTCAGCACCCCGTTGGGTAGTCGCCGGGAGCGGCCCGACTACGGCAGCAAGCTACGCACCTATGTGGACTTGCCGGTTAACGCCGGTTGGATCAGTTCGGTGCAGGCTGAGGCCGCGCGGGCGCTCGGCCGCTGGGAGCCGCGCGTGAAGCTCAAGAGCGTCAAGGTGCTTTCTGTGCTGGGCGGGAAAATCAATTTGGGCGTCGCCGGCGAGTACCTGGGCGACGACTTTCTGGCCGAGGTGAGTGCATGAGTATCTTGGATCTATCCGCGCTGCCGGCGCCGGACGTGCTGGAGCCGCTGGACTTCGAACAAACCTTTGAAGACAGCTTGAGCATGTTTCGCGGGAGCATGGGCGACAACTGGACGGCCAACCTTGAATCAGATCCGGTGATCAAGCTGCTGGAAGTCGGGGCCTATAACAAGCTCGGCAACCGTGCCCGGGTAAACGACGGGGCCAAGGCGCTGCTGCTGGCCTACGCGATCAAAAGTGACCTCGATCAGCTTGGCGGCAACGTCAATCTGCCGCGCCTGGTGATTCAAGCCGAGGATCTGACGGCCACGCCGCCAGTGCCTGAAGTGCTGGAAGAGGACGACCCTTACCGGGAACGCATTCAACTGGCTTATGAGGGCCTGACCACGGCGGGGCCGCGTAACAGCTACGTCCTGCACACGCGTAACGCCTCGGGTCTGGTGGCCGACGCCTCGGCTGAAAGTCCGGCACCGTGCCACGTTACGGTAACGGTGCTGAGCACTGAGGAGAAAGGCGAGGCTAGCGCCGAGTTATTGGACGTTGTCCGGCTGGCTCTCGATGACGAGGACACCCGGCCGGTCGCCGATCGGGTCACGGTGCAAAGCGCGGAAATTCTTGAGTACCGGATTGACGCCATCTTGCACATGAGCAGCGCCGGCCCGGAGGGTGACGCCAGTCTGGCAGAGGCGAAACGCCGCCTTGCCGCGTGGATCAACCCGCGCAAACGGCTGGGCGTTGAGGTGGCGCGCTCGGCGGTGGACGCTCAATTGCACATTGCCGGCGTTTCCCGGGTTGAGCTGGTTGACTGGCAGGATCTGGCGCCTACCAAGGCGCAGGCGGCGTGGTGCGTCGATTATGCCGTGACGATGGCGGGCGCAACATGAAAAGCCTGCTGCCGAGCAATAGCACGCCTCTGGAGCGGGCAATCGAG